TTTCAATCCACATGTAACTGAGTAGATCACCTTTTGACGGGATTTTGATGGAAATTTCATTGTTGGCAGCCCAAGTACCAATGTAATCTAGGCGTGATGGCTGCATAGCAAAGTTGGTGTGGCGCTGATAGACGCCACGGAAAAACGAAACCTGAGGATCGCCGGTTAGCTCGGCGTCCTGAACTCCCTTGGCGACAAGATTAACTAATGCTCCCGACATCTTTTAATATTAGTAATTAAAAAAATCATTCGTTAGTTACACAAGTGAAATGGTTGTTTTTCAGGCTTTGACCTGGGAAGCTCGAGATGTACACGAAATTGAACATATCATCAGTATTATTGGTAGGTCAGATGATGGTAAATCCGTCTGTGTTTCTACTGCGTTCCAGCCATATTTCTTCATCAAAATGCCACATGCCACAAACAAAATGATAGACAGATTGAAAAAAGATTTAAACAAGGTACTTGGGGACGAAGAGGACATTATCGAAACCGCCAGTATTGTAAAGGGAAAAGACCTGTGGGGATTTCAGAATAACGTATCGTCCATGTTTATTAAACTGACCTTCAACACACTCAAAAATATGAAGACATGTGTTTATAGAATATCCGAACCAGTTGAAAGAGAGGATGATGACAAGTTTATGTGGAAGATGGAAAAATATAGAAAATCAATTGTTCCAATTCTTAAATCTCTACATATTCCATTCTTCAAATTGTACGAGTCTAATATTGAACCACTCCTGAGACTGATGCATCGTACTGGTATCCAATCAACCGGGTGGATTAGTTTCGATGGACAGCCGTCCAAGTCTAAATTCAGTATTTGTGATGTTGATATCTTTTGCGACGACTGGAAAGATATTAAACCCGTCGATAGAGATGACATTGCGAAATTCGTGGTGGCATCTTTTGATATTGAGACCTATAGTTCGACTGGAAAGTTTCCAGATCCAACGATCAATGAAGATGCTATTTTTCAAATCGCATTTACACTGCGACACCAGGGAGATGAACATATTTATGACAAGACCTGTCTGTGTTATAAAAATACCGACCCCATCGAAGGTTGTAATATCGTTTGCTATGATAGCGAAAAGGAACTACTGATGGGGTTCAGAGACTATATTATTAAACATGATATCGACATGATGACTGGGTGGAACATCTTTGGATTTGATCTGTACTATATATTTACAAGAGCTCAAAAACTAGATTGTAGTGCGAGATTTTATGATCTGGGAAGATTGATTAATTGCCCATCAAGACTTGTAAAAAAGAAACTATCGTCTAGTGCTTTGGGTGATAATTCACTGAAACTTTTACCAATGTCTGGGAGATACATCTTTGATCTTTTTCATGAAGTAAAGAGGGAACAAAAGTTGGACTTTTACAATCTCAACTTTGTTTCCCAACACTTTTTGGGTGACACAAAGATTGACATGCCACCTCGTGAAATGTTTCGGAGATTTGTTGCCGAAGATCCAAAAGAGTTGATGGAGGTCGCCGAGTATTGTATCAAGGATACTTTGCTTCCTCACTATCTGATGGATAAGCTCTGTAATATTCCCAATCTATTGGAGATGGCCAAGGCGACGTGGGTTCCTTTGTGTTATCTGTCTGAGCGGGGTCAGCAAATCAAGGTATTCAGTCAAATCACCCGCAAGGCGAGGGAACTTGGTTATATGGTACCGGTTTATAGAACACCAAAACACATGAGTGACGAAGACGGCTATCAAGGTGCGACAGTTCTTGATGCTCAAAAGGGAGCCTATTATACACCAATCACGGCTTTGGATTTTGCCAGTCTGTATCCATCCATCATGATGGCTCACAACTTGTGCTATTCCACATTGGTCATGGAACCTAAACATGATAATTTGGACGGGGTGACCTATGAAACATTCGAGATTGGTAACAGGACATACAAGTTTGCCCAGGATGTTCCTAGTTTGTTGCCCGTGGTTCTACACGAGCTGAAATCATTCAGAAAACAAGCCAAAAAGGACATGGCGGAAGCCAAGACGCCGCAGATGAAGGCCGTGTATAATGGCAAGCAGTTGGCATACAAGATTTCTATGAACTCGGTTTATGGTTTCACGGGTGCCATTAAATTTGGAATACTGCCCTGTGTAGCCATTGCTTCCACTGTCACGTGCAAGGGTCGGTCGATGATTGATGATACAAAAGAAAGGGTTGAACGCGTGTTTCCCGGAGCCAAAGTGAGGTACGGGGATACGGATTCTGTCATGGTAGAGTTTGACGTCGGTGATAGAACTGGAAAGGAAGCGATCGAGTATTCGTGGGAAATGGGTGAAAAGGCGGCGGCGGAATGTAACCATATGTTTAAGAAACCAAACGACTTGGAACTGGAAAAGGTATATTGTCCATATTTCTTGTATTCTAAAAAGAGATATGCGGCCAAAATGTGGATCAAGGATCGCAAGGGTGAAATGGTCATGGATTGTATAGATATCAAAGGTCTTCAAGTTGTCCGGAGAGACAATATGCCATTCATGAGAAAGGTATGCAAGGAGGTTCTGGATGTTATTCTAGAGAGTAACAACCCCGAAGGTGCCAAAAAGTGTGCTCACAGCAGGGCAGTTGAACTTTTGGATGGCAGGGTTCCGATGGAGAGTTTGGTATTGTCACAGAAACTGGGTGATAACTACAAGTCTGATAATCTTCCACATGTTAGTGTTCGAAACAAGATGAGGGAAAGGGAGCCTGGGTCAGAGCCACAATCTGGTGATCGTGTAGGTTATGTGTTGGTCAAGACAAACAATTTGAAGCACAAGGCATTTGAAAAGGCCGAGGATCCCAAGTGGGCACAAAAAAATAATGTACCGATTGACTATTGGTACTATTTTGCCAATAAATTCATTAACCCTATTTGTGACTTGTTGGAGCCTTTGGTCGATAATCCAAAAACTGAGATTTTCGGAGACCTTATTGCACAAGAGCCTATTCACAAGACCGAAGTGGATCAGAGAAAAATTAGTGATTTCTTCAACCTATATAAGAAATAGACTTGTATATAATACAAGTATAATAATGAACCTATCCGAAAATCTGATAAATTCAGTTTTAGAAGAGATAGAAATGAAGGTTGATGAACACATGTCTAAATATATTCAATATATTTCAAAGAAATACCATATTCCACAAAATATGTTGATTGCTGATAAACTCAATGTTATAAATTCAACTTATATTGATAAAATTGATACTAAACAGTGTAATGGAATTACGCAAAAAAAGACGAGGTGTAAAGCATATGCTAAAAAACAGGGGTATTGTAAGAGACACGTCGATCAGTATATCCCGATGCAGAAAGCGGTCTCAACAGAGGATATGAATTTGGTAAAACATACTCATCCATTTACAACCCTGTATCAAAAAGGATGCCCTGAATGTGAAAAAAATAATACAACTTCTGAAAACACACTTATAGGATTGTAGTGTTTGGTATATAAATGAATAGGTCTGACCTTTTACTAGAATCTGTGAATACATTTTATACAAATCCAAAAAATACAGAATGTCTAGAAAACATTCTTCAAAAAAAACTAAATATTTCTCTAAGAAAATTGGAATGGTTCATTACGGACTATTCTAAAAAAAATCACACGATTTATACTACGAAGAAAGGGAAAATGTTTCCAGTTCATTGCGCGTATAAATCTAGTTTGGACGGGTATAGTAAAAAACTTTTCGATCCCTTTTGTAGAACAAACAAGTTTGAATATAATATTCCAAGCAATGGTCACAAAATCCAAACAACCGTGGCACAACTCAACTTTATCAAGTGGTGTATTCAGAATAATGTGATTGATTATATTATTGATCATGTTACTTTACTAGATTCCCGCAAGTAAATAGAATACCGGCGATCCCATTTTTTATTTGTAAAACATTGTAAGATTCGGCATAGACTCTTAACTTTCTATCCGATTTTGATGGCATGAAATTTACTTCAACCATATTATCTTTTATTCTACTCGCATTCACTTGCCCCGTTGGGTATTTTTCACTATTTATGTTTGTTAATCCAAAGTCATACTTGTAAATATTTTCTAAAAATGGCACCTTGGATTCTGTTGTAACATTAAAATCATAACCGGTTACTGTATTACTTGTTATCGCAACGTTCGATAACAATTGAAATGGACCCGGTCTTGCTGCGTTTATATTGGTCAAGTCAAATGGAATTGTCTTGTCATGATTAAGCGACTGAACTCCCGTTAGGAATAATGTGTCTGCCACTTCTTTTGGCAAGACGGTATCACCATTGAAAGTTAATTCTAAATTTTTAATTTGGTTCATATAGGGCCAATTTGTAATATTGTGTAGGAATTTTCCTTTATCCAGATAATTACCTGCCGTAACTTCAATGACGTTACTTGATGCTCCAACTACATTAGACGATTGTCCGGTCCCTGTGTATCCCCAATCCCAATTGCTATTTCTAAAACTTACATCATGAGCCGCCACATATATGTGATCTGTTCCAAAAGTCACGACATTATCAAATGAAAATTCATATGTTATAAACGGATCAATGTCCGCGGGTGTATTTGCTGGGTCAGAATTAGCACCCGTCCATTTACTGGTCTCTGTAATCTGTAGGAAATCATATTGATGTACATTAGACCACCATGCTTCATTATCATTGTCCCACATATCCGTCTTGTTGAATATCAGATATTGGTCACGACGACGAGCACCGGTTTGGGGATTGATAAACTTTGAAAAGAATGGACAATCCACGTTTGAAGAGTCTGGAAGAGTCCATGTCATTTCACCGTTTCCTATTTTAGGCTCTACACCACCCGGGATGTAAGAATCTGGAAAATTATTCGAGAATGCTGTAGGTGCCGTTGGAACACCGGTATCTGACCATACAACTTGATAGTTTATGTTTGATGATGTTTTTGTATCATTGTATTGTACTTGTTGATTATTAGTTCTAGAGTTGAACAAATATCCAGTAGTTTCTGGCATGTAATTAAACCACTGGTTTCCGTACCATACCCCTGGATTATCACCGGGGTTTTTAGCATATTCATCATTCTGTACCAAAAAGTACATTCGTGAAACACTATTGTCAAATTGTAGTCTGAATTTTTCATTTATATGGTAATTCTCCCATGTTGTGTTGAAATTGTTTCTGAAATCTTCAAATACCATGTCATCATAAGTTTTTGTTGTTTCTGTTTTTGGTACTTGAAATTCATTCATTTGAAGTTGAGAAACAACCATGTTCATGTCACGATTTCTCATGAAATCTATTTCAAATTTATCCAAAAAGGCATATTCCAATTTCAAGGAAACGTTTTCAAGTTTCTTATTGTTGATACGAGGGTCACTGACATCTATCGGCCCATATACATTATACAAGAGTGAATGATAATCACGGAATTTTACTCTCACATTCATCTCTTGTTTTGTAATAGCACAAAGTGGTACTGATTTACTGATATGTTCGGTAAACCAGAATGGGAGATTTATCACTTGGCGTCTTGGATAAACACCATTCTTTTCAAGTTGGGCTTTGTCATGATCTTTTCCATATGGAAAATAGACATCTGAAGAAATCAATTCGTCTTCAACAGTTTTTGTAACATCTCTTGTCCATTCTGGAAGTGCTTCTATTTCTGCGACACTTGATGCCGCTAGACCATTGTAATTTTTTAAAGGAAATTGAGAAATAGTGCCATTTAATTTTTCAACTATATCACGATTAGAGGCGGTTACATTTACTCGCGAATTGGTATATAGATATTCTCCAGATAGTCTCTGAATGACTTGCGAACCAATTGAAAATTCTACACTCTCTACAGAGGCAAATCCTTCATTATTGATATAACCATATTGGGGTGTATAATTATGTTGTTCATAAACTATTACTTTAATAAAGTCACTTGGAATATCTGAATTACTATTATTAAATCCACTTACTTTTACAATGTCATCAATCAAAGTAATTGAAGTAATATATAAACTAACCCCTACGGTCTGACCCAAGGGTGGATTATCAATCATATCCATCCGCCCAAAGTAAGCATTTGATTGTTTTGGTCTCAGTGATAACACCTTGTCACATAAATCATCCATCTTAGACCACACATTTCGCCTAAGAAATACGGTGGTCACGCGAGATGACTTGTAATTTGAATCCGTACCACCAATAATATTAGTTGGTGCGGTTGTTAATGTTTCAATCGTAGATGCTTCACGGTCTATTTGAAAATGACGACCATTTGAAAGAACATAAGTATTTGATGTCTGTACAGGTGTTGTGGGTGTGGCTGTTTCTATATTAGGCAAGTCAAATTCCAGTGTTGCCCCTGTGATCATATCACCGATTCGTGGGATATCAAAAAGACTTTTTGTTCCAAATACATCCCCATTTGTAGAAATGGTTTTATAACTTTCAATGGCAAAGTTTGTGTGTTTTACATATCCAGCATTAAAATGTGAAAGGTCTGGTTCCTGGACATAACCTTTCCCGTAAGCAGCAAGACTGATTAGAGCACTTGACATGTTATTATATTGTTTTATTATTATCTATAAATAACATTCCCGCGATGCCACTGGAAATATTTAATATATTACAAGATTGGGCGTATATTCGTACCTTTTTCAAAACATTATCGGGTGTAACATTTATATCAAACCTTTGTGATTTGATTCTGCTCATATTGACTTGTCCTGATGGGAATGGGGATTCTGGGTCTATCGCAAAACTATAACTTGATGCGTTGTTTGATGTACATCTGGTATGTATCTTTGTGCTTAGAGATCTCATGTAGTCTTCTGTCATTACAGAATTTTCAAATCTTGTGGATCCATTAAATGTCAATCCAATATTATCAAACCCTGAATAATTGTACCAATCATTGTCGTCGATAGCTGATTGTTTTTGAACCATGAAAAATAATTCCTTTACTGGGTTGATAAATTCAACATCTAATTCCAAACTAGTACCATTTTCAGGTATTTCATCTTCATGTAATTGATATTGAGAAACTAGATACATGTGTTTATGATTCTTCATATAATCTGAAAGTGTATCATCGAAATATATATATTGTGTCGGGACGACCGAGTTTAATATACTGGCGGTTAAACTTTCTTTTATATCATCTGGAATAGGATATTCCGAAACAAATAGTTGATTAAAATCTTTTAATGTTACAGAAAGTTCAACGTGTTGATAAAATAGCGAAGATACTGGAATAGCCAAGGCCGAATTCCTAGTAAATGAAAATGGAAGAAACGTATTCAACATTATGGGATATCTAGCCGGAGCATTGGGTCTTGTATAATTGGTTTTTGCTATACCAAGCCCCCTCTTTGTTCCAGTTGTACCATCCAACCATTTTAAAGCATCGTGTTCAGTTTCAGATCTGTAAAAACTATTGTAATTGTGTATCAATTCGCCATTTAAACTTTCAATGGTCTGTCCACCTATGTTTAGATCTACTCTGTCTATCATGGCATTTCCAATGGAATCGGTATATCCTATACGATAATAAATAACTGGATCCGTGTAAAGTAGTCTGATTTGTAATTGTTTGCTAAATTGTGATTGCCACGCCATACCCTCTTGTGAAACGTTAGTTATCTTGGCATCATCAAAAATATAATCATTTATGTCTGTACCAGAACCATTTTTATGTAATACATTATAGGACCACCCGGAATCATTATTAACACTATCGATTTTGTAAATAACAAACTTGTTTTCTTCATATCTAAGGTTAAACATTATATAAATGACCCTAGAACTATTGTTTTTTAATTGAAAATTTATTGTGTTTTGTAATTCAGTGATTTCTCCTTGTGGGAAATAAGCAGTAGACATTGTATCCCGCGTCGAACGAACATCAAGGGACATTTGTTTTCTAAACCCAAGATACAATCGAGTTACATCAGTTACCAAAGTAGTACCATTTGTTCCAAACGCAACATATCTCCCCAGTGGGTCTTCACTGGGATCATTTATATTTAATTCACTATTCCATTCTTTGAATTTATCTTTTGGATCCGTACCGATTGGTACAAAACCACCAAAGTAATACCATGGTGTATAACCGGCCGAATTATCAAACCAATTTAATGAACTATAATAGCTATATAATGTTGATACAGGAGCTTCAAATTTATTTGTTATATCTTCTGGGAGATCCAGTGTGGTAGTTATCGAGGATAATTCAGTATTCAGAAACACATTTGTTATTATATCTCCAACACTATTTAATCTAATTGTTCTTGTTTTTCCAAATTTTAGTTCACTATCTGGAACATTTTTATAAGTCTGTAAAACATAAGTCGATTGGTTATCATGTAATGTTCGAAAGTATGTAATCTGTGGTGATCCAGTAAAAAACTGATCCTGGACGCCCTCTTGGACTAAATGTATCCGACCGCCCTTTGGAACAGACGCCATTACTATTTAAAAATATATTAGTTTTAACTAATAACAATGACTGATATCACGATTGAGACGATTTTGATAAATTATTCAAACAAGTTGGATGTTGAACAATGTGCGGAAATATTTAAAGGTATTCAGGGGCGATACAAGCACAAGGGTATCAATATGAGCAATATTACAATTGTTCTTATTGCCCTAATGTCCGAGGCCAGCAAGTTTGAAAAGCTTACCGGGTCTGAGAAAAAGGAGTTGGTCAGTGAAATTCTCACCTACCTAATCGATGAACTACCTTGCGAGGATATAAATGAGATAAAACCTCTCCTACACACAATGATCCCCGTATTGATCAACAATATTGTGGATATGAACAGGGGTAATATTAAACTAAACTTGAAAAATACATCAAAACAATTGCTGTGCTGTCTTAAAAAATAAAGAGGTTTGTAATTCAAGATGAAGACTTCGGACATATTGGTAAGTGCTTGTAAAGATAGTGTGTTTCCGGATACATGTGCCCTATCCGATTATGGATTGGATGGTTGTGGAGCCACCAATTCAATACTAGTATATAATTGTTATAAGAATGCTATCACGAAAGACGGTGTTAATTCCGTCCAACTTCATGAAGCACTTGAATCAAATAAACTTAATGAATTGATTATGAATTCGCCAAGTGTAAAAAAAAGCAATATCCTAAAAAATGTAGAAATCAAGACCGTGTGGGATGAAGATGACCACCTTCGCTATCTTGAATGCGAATCTTGTAGTTTTGTTAATAATTATGAAAAACTTGTTTGTAAATGTTGTGGAGATTCACTTCCCCTTATCATAAAAGGTTTTTCTTGAAAACCTCGGCAATACTTCTAGCCAATAAATCGACCTTGTTGTTCATTTCGTCGGTCGAGTGGGCTTTCACCCAGTTCCAACTGATTTCCTTTTTCTGTGAAACATTCCATAGACTTTCCCAGAGTTCTTTATTCTTTACATCACTACCCGATGAAGTTTTCCATCCATTTTTTAGCCACTTGTGAATCCAAATAGTAATTCCATTCTTTACATATTTACTATCCGTGTAAATGGTAATATTTTTAGATGTACAATTTTCAATACCTCTAACAACAGCAGTCAATTCCATAATGTT